TCATGGCAGTCCCCATCACAGTTGCACGATGCGGCCAAACTGGCCGAGCACCGCGTCGTAGGGCTTGGTGGTGTCGGCCAGGAGCGAGCCTTCCAGCTCGAACTTGTTGTACTCGTCCGAGATGAAGGAGATTTCCTTCAACGGATCGAAGGCCACGCGGTACAGCTCCACCAGCACCTTGGCGTTGCCCTGCGCGGTGTTGACGCCTTCCAGGCGCAGGAACCGCTCGGGCAGCGCCTGCGTGAAGATGCCGATCTCGGTGGCGACGCCGTAGCTGTAGGCCGCCTTGAACGGCGCGGTGAAGCCGGTGGTATCCAGAAACTGGAGGGCACCGAAGTCGGTGTCGGCGGTGTAGTGCGTGCCTGCGGTCAGCGTCGCGGGCGTGCCCGCCGAGTCGGTCACCACCAGCGCCGACACCTTGGGGTGCGCGAGGAAGTAGCGGTCGCCCACCACGGGCGCGGCACCGCCGATGGGTTCGGCGGTCACCGTGCCGGTGCTGCCGGTGACGTGGTTGCCGTACAGCGCCAGGGCGAGGTTTTCCTTGGTGAACTCCTCGATGGTGAGGTTCACGGTGGCCGACTTCTGCTTGACCATCCGGTGGTCGAGCGACCGTTGGCCGGTCTGGCTCTCGTAGTGCTCCAGCACATCGGTCTTGAGCGAGAGCTTCAGCTCGGCGACGTTGCCGGGCGAGCGCACTTCGATGGGAAGGCCGTCGATATCGCGCTTGCCGAGGAAGACGCGGCCTTGGAACGATGCATAGGTGCTCATGATTTGGATTCCTTGCGTTGGGTGGTTTTGGATTCGACGGGGGTGCCGTCGCCTTCCGGCTGCGGCACGGGTGCGGGCTGGCGGTCGTGGCGGGCGATGCCGTTGGCGATGAGCCAGTCGGCGGTGCCGCCATCCACGTCAAGCCGTTCGCCCGGCTGGAGCGGCTTGCCCGCGTGGGTGTGCGGGCGGATCAAAACGAGTGATGTCATGGGAGTCATCCCTTGGTTGAAAGGTCGGTGTCGAGCGTCCGGTAGGTGATCGCGTAGCGCGCCGGGATCGTGGCGGCCACCGCGTCGGCGTCCTCGACGTCCCACTCGCATTCCTGCTCGCGGATGCCAAGGCTCAAGCCACCCAGGTTCCGGTCGGCCAGCAGCGCGGCGTGGGCTGCAGTGAGCAGCCGGTCGGCTTCTGTCTCCGGAATCGCGGGCGGCGCCGCGCGGGCCAGCGCGACGAGGCGCACGATCAGTTCACGCGTGACGCGGTCGTTGGCGCGTTCGGTGATGGATTCGGACTCGGGGAACACCACCAGCGCCGGGCATTGCTCTCGGCTGATGGCCACCGTGGGCGAGCGGTGCAGCGTGGCCCCGAGCGATTCCACCGGCGTGCGGACGGCCGTCATCACCGCGAGCAGAATCTGTTCGCGGATCGAGTTGCCGGACACGGGTCAGAGCCTTGTGAGCTTGGCGCGCATCTCCGAGCCGTCGCCCACGGCCCGGATGTCACGCACCTGATAGATCACGCTGCCGATCTCCACCGTGTCGCGCGGGGCCAGACCCATAAACACCGACGCCGGATACGACATCTGGTGGTCGGTGGTCGAGGCCAGCCCATCGAACACGGTGTCGTCCGGCGCGGCGAAGCCGACCGCGTGCGTCTGCATCGGCGAGCCATCGGCAGGCCGCCAATGGCAATCGCGCAGCAGGCCCGCGTTGGTGGCGGCGGCATAGACCTGTTCGACGAGGCCCATCACGCGATCTCCAGCTTCACCAGCAACTGTGGGCGGTGGCACAGCGGCAGCGGGTTGGCCTGCGTGTGCAGGTCGGTGCCCCGGTCGAACTTGCGGGGCTCCTGTTTTGCGTAGAGCGGCAGCGCCATCGTGTTGGCCGTCTCGTTGAAGTCGGCGGGCGCGTAGTAGGTGGCGAAGGTATCCATCGTGCCCAGCGGGAAGGCGTGGCCTTCGTCCTCCTCGACGAAGCGGCGCACGGTGCCACCGGGCGCGGTCGCGCGGCCGCGATGCTCCTCGAAGGTGATGCCGCAGAAGGTGAAGCCGGAGCGCATATCGGTGCGCAGCGCCTGACCGTCCTGCCAGCGTTCGTAGGCCACGACGACGTCGTCGTGCGTCGTGAGCGCTTCGAAGAAGTCCTTGCCGACCAGGACGTGAATGCCGGTCATCCGCTCGCCCTGCAGGTTGTCCTCGACGTAGCGCAGCAGGTCGCGGCAGGCCTTGCCGACGTCGAAAGCGCTGTCGTGCGCGGCGATGTCCCAGGCGAAGGTCTGCGGCGTGATGCCGAACTCGGTGAAGAGGTTGTAGATCACGCTGCCGTCGGCATCGAGGATCAGCCCCTTGAGCGCGCCGAAGCGCAGGTGCTCCAGGGTGATCGCGTGCTTGTTGCGCATCGTCTGCAGGTGCTGCGCCATCACGCCCGCCACCGTCTGCAGTTCCGTCTCCGAACCGAAGGCGCGGATGCCTTGCACCTCCTCGGGCAGCACGACGTCATCGTGCGGGATGTGCGGGATGTGGAACGAGCGCACATTGCGCTGGCCGCGCACGCCGACCGTGCCGGGCGAGCCCACGGGCATCGTCGGCAGCAAGGTCAGCACGCCGTTCTGCTGCTCGACGATGATCGAGCGGAAGCGCTGCGGGCGGTCCACGAACAGCCCCATCTGAGCCAGACGGTCGTAGTTGTTGGGCAGGATGTTGATGGCGGCGGTCAGCGCCGACATCGAAAACGCCGGGTTCTCGAAGATGTTCTGCACGGTCAGACTCCTTGACGGACGAGGACGCCCAGCGCCTTGAGCTGGGCAATGGCCGAGGCTTTCTCGGCGGCGGTGATGGCTTCGGGCCACTGCAGTGCGTGGTCGGACACGATGGCGTGACGCGCGACGACGAGGCCGTTGTCACGGTCGGCCAACGTGGCGTCGCAGTTCTGCAGCAGCACACCGGCGGCGACCTGCGTGCCGTCCTCGGCGGACGGGTCGATCTGCTTGTATTTGCCACTGGCGGTGACGATGCCGAGCACCGTGCCCAGCGGCAGGTTCTGGCCTGCGGCCACGGTGACGCGGTCGCGCGAGTACAGGTTGGGCGCTTCGAACATGAGCAGGTCGCCCAGGTTCATGGCCTCGGTGAAAACGGTCGGCATTTCAGATCTCCTTCTTCAGTGCGGACGACTGCGCCGCGAGGTTCCTCGCAGCGTCGATCAGCGGATTGGCGGGTGCGGGACGGGAGGCGTCAGGCGCGATGCGGCTGACGATCTCGGGGCTGGCTTCGGCCTTGGCCGAGAGCAGACGACTGCGCACCGTGGCGGGTGCGGTGTTGGCTTCGAGAAAGCCCGCGATCAGGTCGGCGCGACCGGCAAGCGTGCAGGTCTGCGCGATCTCGACGGCGTCGGCCACACTCAGCGTGGCGGCGGGCAGTTGAGCAGGACTGCCAGCAGGATCAGCAAGAGACCGATCAAGAGCAGCGGGGTCGGTTCGATCATTCATCAATGACTCCTTGGGGTGGTTGCAGAAAGAGCCCGCCCGCGTGGCCACGGCCACCGGAGTCGGGTTGGGGGACAGGGATGCGAGCAGTTGCGCCAGCGCCTCGTCGAAGGTGCCGATGGCGTCAGCAAGGCCCATGGCGACGGCGGCCTGCCCGAAGAACAGACCGGCTTCGGTGTCGCGGACAGCGGACGCCTCGATGCCCCGGTGACGGGCCACCGTCTCGACGAACAGGCCGTAGATGCGATTCACCTCAGCTTTCAGAAAGGCGTGGGCCTCGCTGGAGATCGGCTCGTGCGGGTTGAGGTCGTTCTTGCGATCGCCCGCGAACACTGCGGTGTAGTGAACGCCGTCCTGCGCGTCCTTCTCGGATTGGTCGACGTGCATGGCGATCACGCCAATCGAGCCGACACCGCCGGTGCGCGAGACAAACACCCGGCTGGCGGCGGACGCCAGCGCGTAGGCGGCCGAGAAGGCCATGTCGTTGGCCACGGCCCAGACCGGCTTGATCTGGCTGGCTGCGCGGATGCGGTCGGCCAGATCGAACACGCCGCCCGACTCGCCACCGGGCGAATCGATGTCGAGCAGGATGGCCGACACCGCCGGATTGCCGATGGCGGCGTCCAGTTGCGCGGCGAGGCCCGTGTAACTGGTCAGCCCCGATTCGGCTTCCAGCCCCACGGTGCGGCGCACCAGCGTGCCGTGGATCGGAATGACCGCCACACCGGGCGGCGATCCGGATGCGGCGCTGCTATCACGTTGGGGCGGCGTGTAGCCAGGAGCGGCGGCCAGATCGGCAAGACCGACCCGGGGCCCGAGCACGGCCAGGATCACGTCAAGTTTTGGGCGATGGATGGCCAGCGGCACGCCAAAGAGGCGCGCCGCCAGATGCGGCAGCAAGGTCATGGGAAGTCCTTCAGGCAGTCGAAGTGCTGCCGGATGCGTCGGTGGTGACGGCGTTGCGGTTGGGTTCCGCGCTGCCGCCGTCCTTGGACGTGTAGCGAGCGTCGGAATCGAAGATCAGGCCGAGGTCGTCGGCGCGCTGGTTGTCGGCGGCGATTTCGCGGTCAACGTCCTCGGCGTCGTAGCCGAAGGCCGAGATGGCTTCCGAGCGCGACATCAAGCCCGCGCGGATGGCCAGCAACATCGCCTTGAACTCCTTCTCCGGATCGACCCACTGCCAGCCCTGCGGAATCCACTTCACCGCGAGGTACTGGCGACGGCGGGCAGCCCCGCCACGCGCGAAGCCCGGCGCGTCGAGCGCCCCGGCGAGCACGGCCTGCTTCATCCAGGCCGCCCAGACCGGGCGACACAGCTGATGCACCAGCACGCTGTGCTGCACCATCTCGCAGCGACGCCGGAACTCCAGCATCCCGGCACGGATGGACGAGTAGTTCACGCCGGTCAGATCGCCGGTCAGTTGCTCGTAGGTGATGCCGATGGCGGCGGCAACCGCGCGGAACTGCGTGCGCAGGAACTCGGAGTACGAACCGCCCACGTCGGCGGGATCGGAGAACTTGTGATGTCCTCCGGGCTCCAGAATCTGCAGCGTTCCCGGCTCCAGCCCGGCGAGCGCAATCCCTTCGGCGTCGGCTGCGCCTTCGCCCATCAGGTTGTCTTCCGGGTTGGCGCGCGTGACGAAGCCCGCGAACATCGCGGCGGTCTTTTTGCGCACCAGTTCGGCGTCGTCGTACTGGTCGAGCTCGTTGAGCTTGACCAGGGCCCGTGACAACCACGGCTCGCCGCGAATCTGGCCCGGGCGCAGCACGCGGAACAGATGGATGATTTCCGCAGCCGGGATGCGCACCGTGTCCATCCCGCCCTGGCCCGACATCGGCGCAAGACGCCCGTCCTCGGGATGCGAGCGGTACAGGTGGTAGGCGACGCGCCGCCCCAGGCTGTCGAACTCGATGCCGGAGCGCACGACGTTGCCCGAAGGCAGATCAGTGTTCAGATTGATCGGTAGGTGCTCGGGCTCCAGCAACTGAAGCTGCAGCGGCACGACCAGCCCGTCCTCTGGGCGTCGCGGCCGGAGGCGGATCAGGCATTCGCCGCCTTCAAGCATTGCGCGGCAGGCCAGCGCCTGCAGACCATAGAAGTCGGTCTGACCGGCGGCGTCGGCTTCCGCCGTCCAGTCGCGCCACAGCGCCTGCACCTCGGCCTTAAACGCCTCGTCGGTCGACAGGCTCTGCGGCTTGATGCCGGTGCCGACCGCGTTGGCCACGAAGGCTTCGATGCCGGCCTGCGCCCACGCGTTGCGGCGCACGAGGTCACGGCTCTTACCGCGCAGTTCGTTGCTGGTCGCCAGCATCGCAGCGACCGCGCCGGGGTTGCCGGGCATCCACGCCAGCGAGCGACGGCCACGGCCTGCCGCGTCGTGAACGGGCTGCTGGCCGAACAGGCTACGAATCTTCGAGTACCAGGCCATCAGAAGCCCTTCGCCGTCGTGACGCGGATCTGGCGCTTCGCAGGCGCTCCGACGCTGCGCGCGATCTCAGCTTCGACCGTGCGGATGGCGGCCTGCAGTTCTTCGATGCTGCGGTACTCGACCGTCTTGTCGCCGAAGCTCACGCGCCGCTCGCCGGTGGCGAGGGCACGTTTCAGCGCATCAAGTTGGGTGGTGGTGTAGCTCACGGTGTCCTCATCTCGTCAGCCAGCGGCTCTTGATCACGCGCCTGCCGGTGTTACGGTTGCCAGAAACAGCGAGGCCACCGCTGGGGGTGGCCTCGTTCAATTCGATGTCGTGGATGGGCGGTGGCTCATCCGGTGGGGGTGCTACCCCGAGTTGCCGCTCCAGTTCGCGCCAGTGCCGTTCCTCGAAGCGATCCAGTCCCGCGCTGGATGCGGCCGCGCGGGCGTAGACGTAGCAGTCCAGAGCCTCGTTGCGCTCGCGCATCTTTTGCCACTCGCGCACCGGGAAGCCGTTGCGGTCGCGGCGAGTGATCAATTGCTCCGCACAGAGCTGCTGGATGAACTCGGCGTCGATCTTCGGCAGATGGACGAACCCGGCAGGAAACACCGGGGTCAAGCCGTCCTCGCCGAC